AAAACCCGCCTCTTCCCGCTGAAAGAAAACCTCACGCTCAAAACTGTAGAAAATGCTCTTCATGGGCTGGCGAGTGCTGGATTGATTGCTCTGTATGTGTTTGAGGGCAAGCGCTTCCTTTACCTACCAACATGGGGCAAGTATCAGACGCAGCGTGCGAAGGTAAGCAAATTCCCGTCGCCTGATGATGGGAAACAAGCGGATGAAATCATTTGCAAGCAAATGCGTGCAGATGTTCCCGTATTCGAGAATCGAGAATCGAGAATCGAATTCGCTATTCGAGATGCGGAAGATAGCGCGGAGCCGCAAGCGGCATCCACGCCGCCAGCAATCTCTCTGCCGCTGAATGATGGAACGGGATATTCCGTTTCCGTGGAGCAATGCCAGGAATGGGCGGGCTTGTACCCTGCTGTCGACGTGATACAGCAGCTGCGGAACATGAGGGGCTGGTTGGACGCAAATCCGGCCAAACGGAAAACAAAGCGCGGGATCAATGCGTTTATTGTCCGCTGGCTGGCAAAAGAACAGGACAAGGGCGGAACACAGCCTGCACAGTACAGCCGCGCTGCAAAGCCAGGCTACGGTGTGCAGGGGCACCATGACCCGCTGAATCCGCTGGAAGAGGCTGCTGTCAACCGGCTGTTCGAGAAACCGCCGAAGGGCGCGGAGAAAATGCGGCACGGCGTGCAGAACCACGGAGACGACCTGACGGCGTTCCAGATGGCAGCGGTCGAACGGATGCTTGCGGAAAACGAGGAGGATAAGACATGAAAATGCTTGGAAAACTGGCGAGATCATTGGCAACGCGCTATGTCTGCCAGAACTGCGAGAAGGAAAAAGAACGAAGGGCCGTGGCGCATAATGCCACGAAATGTCTGGAACGCAACAGCCTTTTGGCCGAAAGCAATCAGGCCGCGTCCATCGAGATCCACCGCCTCGAAAAAGCGCTGGCGAAAGCAGAGCTGGAACGCGATGTTGCACGGGAAATGCTGCTCGAGAGAAGCACGCCGGACACTCGGCCGGGGGCGCTGAGATGAGGTTTGTGTGTGACGCCTGCCAGGATATCACGAACATCGAGGCAGACCGGATGGAGATCCAGGGTGACAAGCTGATGGTGTACAGCCGCGGGCGGCTGGTGTACGTGGCGGATCTCGGCCAGATCATGCTGGCCAAGCTGACGCCGGGGAGGGAGGAAAAACCATGACAGGGCAGGAAATCGCGCAGGCGCTGCGGTGCTGCGCAGAGGGCGAGTGCAAAGACTGCCAGTTATACGGCAAGATCGCTTGCGTTGAGACGTTGTGCAAATACGCGCTCGACCTCATCGAGCGCCTGACCGCCGAGAACGCGGCGCTGCGGGAGAAAGTGCCGCGTGGATCAGTGTGGAGGAACGGAGGCAAGGCAGATGCTTGATATTTGCCCGGTATCGCTGGCAGAGGCAAACGCCTTTGTCGCGGAGCACCACCGGCACCACAAGCCGGTGGTAGGGCATAAGTTTTCCATCGGCTGCACCGATGGCGAGAAAATTGTAGGCGTTGCAATCGTCGGCAGACCGGTTTCGCGGTATCTGGATGATGGGTGGACGCTTGAGGTAAATCGCTGCTGCACAGATGGAACACGGAATGCGTGCAGTATGCTATATGCAGCTGCGTGGAGAGCCGCCCGTGCGATGGGCTATCACAAGCTGATTACATATATCCTCGATACAGAGTCGGGGACAAGCCCCAAGGCGGCTGGATGGAAGTGCGTCGGACAGGCCGGCGGGCTTCGCTGGACAGGCAAGCGCCGCCCAGAGGTCGACCTTTGCCCCGCACAAATGAAAATCCGCTTTGAGCGGGAGGAAGGAGAAAAGGAATGAGTAAAGCTGTTTTGATCAGCATCCACCCGAAGTGGTGCGAGAAGATCATAAGCGGTGAGAAAACGATTGAGGTGCGCAAGACGCGCCCGAAGATGAACCCACCGTTTAAGTGCTACATCTACGAATGCGGAAACGGCAAAGTCATCGGGGAATTTCTGTGCGATGAGATCATCAACATTAACGGCGCGGGAAGAATCCCGTCAGATGCTGCGCGGCCAACCTGCCTAGAGCCTGCGGAGCTGCACCAGTATCTCGGAGCTGCCACCGGCTTCGGCTGGCACATCTCAGATTTGCGCGTTTACGATCACCCGCGCAATCTGTGGGAGTTTACCGGCCTGCGGGAGACAAAATTCGGCCTTGCGCCCGGGCCAATCACCCGCCCGCCGCAGAGCTGGCGGTATGTGGAGGAAGAGACATGGAACGACTGACAAGTCCTAATATCAACGTAGACCCGGGCACCGACCGATTTCTGCACGCCGCGATCGGCGGCAAGGAAATCGACTGGAAGCAGAGCCGGGACAGCACGCTCAACGTGATGATCAACGGCCCAACGAGCAACGGCTTTGGCAAGGATATTTTCCGCAAGATGGCCCGCGATCTGTACGGACGGCTGAAAGCCTACGAGGACACAGGATGGACACCGGAGATGCTGCGTAAGATGGGCGAAAATGCTGGGCATCTGTGGGATTTCGCGCAGGCTGCGGAAAACATGACGGTCGGACGGTTGAAAGAGCTTGCCGAGGCCGACAAGGACGGGCGCGTGGTGGTGCTGCCGCCTGAGGAAAGAACGTTAGATTTTCCATCAAAATACACTGAAATACGCGCATTGTACCATTTTTGCGTCGATCTTGGAATCAAATGCACGATAGAGCACCTGTACGACGGCTATGCAGTGCGTTTCCCGGACGGAAGTGACTTCGCACAGCATTATGGCACATATGGCGGGACGGAAGGATGCGTTGAACCGGCTATCGGGGACTCCGAATTTGACTATACTGCAGTCGGCTTGAACCTCGCGAAGGAGCTCGTGAAGAAGCACAAAGGAAAATTGGAGGCCGACCATGCATGACGAATACATCAGCCGCGAGGCGGCGGTGAAAGCGGCCAATGAATGGGTAAGCGAGGCGTGCATGGCACCCGTGATGAGGGTAAGCCGATTGCTCGATAAACTGCAAAAAGTGCCCGCTGCCGACGTTGCGGAGGTGGTGCGGTGTAAGGACTGCGAACACGCCGAACGGTATGAGCGGACAGATGGAACCGCAGGCTATTACTGCGGACACCCGCAAAACACCTTCGCCTATGGTGAGTACTGGGATCGTGTATTCAAACCGGTAAAAGAGGCAGACGATTTTTGCAGCTACGGAGAACGGAGGGAAGAATGAACATTACACTTTTGAAATATCCCACCGATGAGGACTGGGCATTTGCAAAACAGTGCGCTTTAGTCACCATCGGCAAAGAGATGAAAACAGCACCGGACATGGAGTGGAAACACGCCATTCTCCGGGCGCAGCACAGCCCTATTCGGACTCTGCAATTCGCGTTTTACTTGGAGGGTGTGCCGTACTGGGTAAGCACCCATTTAGCCCGCCACGTCCACGCACAGCCGTTTATCCGGTCACAGCGGAATGACCGGCAGGACGAATACGACCGGAACGCAGCGCGGCAGGACGCGCCTGTGAACATGATCTGGTACATGAACGCGGAAGAGCTGATGACGATCATGGAAAAGCGGTTGTGCCATCTGGCGGCGAAGGAGACACGCAAAGTCGCCAAAAAGATCCGCGAGCTAGTGATTGAGCAATGCCCGGAGTTTGTCGACCTTTTGGCCCCTCCGTGTGTGCAAACGCTCGTTTGCAGGGAAATGTACCCGTGTAAATACGAAAACGTTCTGACATGGAGGGAACCATATGGGAACGATACTGGCGATTGACCCCGGCAATATTCAATCCGGCTATGTAATCGTAGAGCATGACGGCGAGGAGATCCGCCGCGTGCTGGAGGTCGGGAAAATTGAGAACAATGTGCTGCTCCCGCTAATCGCGCAGAAGCTTTACGGGAACGGATACGACGTGGCAATCGAAATGATTGCTGGCATGGGCATGACGGTAGGCCAAGAGGTTTTTGACACCTGCGTCTGGATCGGGCGGTTCTGGCAGACCGTATTGTGGCAGGCTGGATATGGGCCGACGCAGATATTCCGCCGGGAAGAAAAGCTTGATCTGTGCGGTTCACTATCGGCCAAAGATGCAAACATCCGGCAGGCCCTTGTCGACCGCTACGCGCTCGGCCAGCCGAACTTCGGAAAGGGAACGAAAAAGGATCCCGGTTTCTTCTACGGGTTCGCCGCCGACATGTGGGCGGCTATGGCCGTTGCAACCACATATTTCGATAAGTACATCAAGGGGGTAAAGCTGTAATGGCAAATATCACGGCGGCCTGCCCCGGTTTGCGGGAAGGTGTTTACACGGCCTTGCAAACCGCGCGCGGATGGCCGGTATCTCTGCAGCCGGGCGTGTGCCGGGGCATGGCGCAAGCTGCATCCCATCTGTACGGGCAAGCGGCGAGATCGCGCATGGGATGAGGTACAAATCCAAATCACAGCAATCATTCCGGTCTATCCCGCCATGCGTCCGCGCATGGGCGAAGTGTACGACGCGGAAAAATATGAATACGTCAGCAGCATGCCCGGCTATGTTGTGCGCGTCGGTGACAAACGGGTCTGTGTGAGGGTGGACGAATGCAGGGAGATTTAAGAATCAGCCCGTATTCCGCTCCGTGTAAGGATTGCCCCGAAAAGGGCTGCGGACCGAAGCATGCCACGTGCGAGGCATACATAGCATACCGCAAGGCTGCGGACGAGTACAAAAAAAGCAAGGTAGAACGCACAGAGCGCGGGATGGAAACAAGCGGCAAGTCCGCCAGAGCGCGGAAATACGATAGGGCAAAACGCGAAGGGAGGGTACATTATTGATGGAACAGATTAAGGGGGCAAAGTACGACGAGGGCAAGCCTCGCCCGTCGCTCGTGCCGGTGGCGGCTATCGAGGCGATCATGCATGTTCGGGAGTTCGGCAAGGCAAAATACGCCGATGCGGAGGACTGGCGCAAGGTACCGCGTGAGAAGTGGCTGGACGCCCTTCTGCGCCACGTACTGCATATCTGGGATAATCCGCTGGCGCTCGACGATGAGAGCGGCTTACCGGCTCTGTGGCATGTTATAACTAACGCTGCGTTTCTGTGCGCGGCGTACAAGGACGATTTATCCAATGCACAGTTGAAGTGGGCAAAGGACGTGCTATATAAGGAGGCGACGCAATGCGAGGAACTGGATATGCCGGGACTGGTCTGCACGGAGGAGCTTTGTGATTGCTTCTCGACGCGATGTGAAAACAACTGCACGAAATATTTGGACGTTCAGGACTGCAAACAGGTAGACCCGGACAGCCCGGAGGCGCGGCCATGAGCAAGCCGCGCCACGGCTGG